ACGTTTACCGATCATGCGGCAGTCACGGATAGCCCCATCATCATTCTCATGTGCAATGGTCACGATCCCTACGTTAAGCTCAGCGGAGATACGTGCAAGCTTGGTCGACAACTGAGATAGAAACTGTTCTACACTCTCGTCACCCTGACGCGAATACGCAAGGTCTTGGATGGGTTCGAAGAAGATGTAGCTTACGCCACACGCCTCAGTCAGGAACCGAATACGCTCCAGAATCTCCAAGGGGTCTTCGTCGACACCCAAGGTAAACTGGTACAGGCGTTCATCACCCGACAGCTTCATGATAGCCTGATCCACTTCGGTCTGGTTATGGATCAAGTCCTTACGGGTCACGTTCTTCTTCAACTCATACGACACCAGACCTAACAGGCTGCGCTTCTTCACTTCTTCCATGTGGCAGATAGCGATCTTGATGTCGTCGTTCTGGGTCAGCAGGGAGTATTCCAGATAGCGCATGAACTCCGTCTTACCGATACCTTCGGGTGCTTGGAACACCGTGAAGTGACCACGCATGAGACCGAGGATCACGTCGTCAAGCGATTGGATACCTGTCGACACATAACTACTATCATCATCGTCATGGAGGATCGACAAGAATTGGTCAGGGGTGTTGAAGATATTCTCAGGGATAAACTTCTTCGCATGGCTGAACGCATTGCGATAGCTCTCACGCGCACCCGCCTCAAGGAACTCATTGGCATCCTTGTACTTGTCATGAGGGATGGCATACACCCGGTTAGGGAAGAGGTTAGCAAGCTTCTCAGCCACACCCTCAGCCTTGTTGTCACTGTCAAACGACACATAAATCTTGTCGAAGCTGTCGAGCCACTCCTTGCACTTCTCGAAGAGTTTCTGGCTAGGGGTCGCTGACGGGATACTTACGCAAGGCGTCTTGCCACCAAGCATCTGGAAGGCCGACATAGCGTCAAGCTCACCCTCGGTAATGACGACAGCCTTAGCACTGCCCGCATTAAACTTGTCCATGCCGAACAACTCGTCACCCTTGAGGCCAGCCTCAGCACGGAAAGACTTAGGCAGGGTTCTTACCTTACGACCACCAGACGGGTAGACATAGGCTTGCTTGACGCTCTCTCCGTCAGCATTCACCATAGTCTTAACGTCATAGAAGCGCATGGTGTCTTCGGAGATAGAACGCATAGACCGATAGACGGGCGTAAGGAACTCCTCAGCGACGACAGATAGCGTAGGGGTATTCATGTTGGCTGCATCCTCTCTTGTGATGTGGTGCGTAGGGTATTCTTCTGAGGCCCAATCAAACCTAGGCCACTTACGACTAGGATAACCTTTACCACATGAGTGGCACTTACCACAACCCTTGTCGTCGTCCCATGAGAAAGCATCAGTGCTGCCACAGTCAACGTAGGGGCAAGGCTTATGTGTTAGATTAGTCATTTACGTTAGTCCTTACGTTAGATGCGTTAGCCTGACCTATAGGGGATATACCATTAGACCCTCTGCAGGGGCAGAGCCCTAGGGTATCAACTTTCTCTGATCCGTCAACAGCTATCTGAAGACCCGATAAAGAAAGTAGACGACGAGATCAATGCGTGACATTACTGCAACAGTCACTAGGATACCGACAACCTCACCCACCATCAGAAGTTAGGCTCATAGAGGTAACCCTTGGCGATCTGATCCTCTACCCAGAACATTTCTTCTTCCATGCTGGAGAGACGTTCAGCCTCCCCTAGCCACTCAGCATCCTCTACAGCCTTGCGTAGGTCACCACGCTTCTTTGTGAGGCACGTAAGGTTAGGGTCACCTGAGGGAAACCTAGCCTGCTTAGGTTCCTCTAAGAGCTTTGCTCGCTGCGCTGCGCTGAGATACTTGACATGCACCACGTTCATTCCTCCCAGTATCCAAGACGTTCTGCATGTTCAAGGTAAGCCTGTTCCACCTGAGCTTGGAAGATACCATAGGAAGTAGGGTGGAACCATCCGAACCCTTGCAGCGCAACCCACATGATAATCATGAAGTCTCGCACGTTAGCCAGTGTCATTTCAGGTAGCATTTGTCGTCTCCTTCTGTTTAATCACAGGTTGTGTATCTGGTGGAATCCAAGACCCACCCATCATCCGTATGGTATACCTGATACCGATACCCATAGCCATAGAGTAAAGCTTTGCAGCGTTCACCCTCAGCAATCGCCTCCACCTCTGTGTCGAAGTGTTCGATAACTCTTTTCATTTCCCTACCCTTTCCATTACAGCCCGATACTCCAAATCTTCCTTGACGTTCAGGATGCTATCCCGAATAGCCTTGACGCTATCCATCACGCCATCCAATCCGTCGACAGCATCCGCCACATCATACGACCTGAACGCATCCTGCTTAGCCTGTGACGCATTAGCCTGCACCACCTTGAGATCATACGCTAGATCATCAAGAAACGACAACAGTTTATCCTTGTCCATTCTCTTTCCCTTTCCCTATCAATCCAGCCGCAAACCAGCCGAAGCATTGAACCCATGTTCCCTTAGGATACTAGCTGCAGCCTTTGCCCCGGCATACTTAGCATCAACGTTCTGGCAACCCAAGCCCGAAGGGTTCCACAACTGAAACTCTTTGCCCGTCCAATCTAGCTCAAAGCCCATAGCCCTAAGCACCTTGCGTTCTTCTTTGCCTGCCTTAGTGTTGCCTTTATTCATAGGTCTGACGTTCACCCATGCAAAGCCGCACATGCCTGCATCTTGCCCGCCATAGTATTCGTCTAGGAAAGCCTGCCCTAATTTACGGGCTTCAAGCTTAGCCTCATAGATGATTGCGTTATAGTCCATTGCCTTATCCCTTTCCCTTAGCTGATGCCGTGAATACGACGCCATGCCACCCATGTGATAGCCTGCATCTGATATGCCTTGCAGCCCCAAGTATGTGCCGCCACCCGATAGGCATCCTGCAATTCTGCCCGCGCTTTCTTGCCAATGCTAGGCACTTCCTGCATGACACGGCGGTCAGCGTATGCAATGCCCCAAGCGTGGCCATCAATCACGCAATTGTCATGCCCCATGATGCACCAGAAAAAGTCTGTGATCTTTGGGCCGTTCAGTATCGTCGCCACATGCTGACAGTCCAGAGGCACCGCCTCAAGAATAGCCCATGCCTTTTCCCACATTTTCTTGTAGGTGCTGGCCTTCACGTCAGTATAGTATCCGCCATTCACAAACGTCTCGCAGAATAGCCTTGCGTCCTTGACGTTCTGCCCCCATAGGTTGGTTGGCGACAAAGCTGAGATGACACCTACCACCACATGCAAGGGCAATTCGCAATCGTCAGCGATAGCCTGAGCATCAGCCTGTGCCTCTGCATACCACGTCATGCCGTGATGTATTTCCTCTGGTGTTGCCAGCGCATAGACTGACAGGATGTTGTCGACAAAAGACATAGCATGTCCCTCTGTGTTTAAGATTGCCTTAGCATTGCCCATACACCTCAGCACATGGGCAAAACTCTGTCAATCGTTCGTATAATGGCTTGCCACTTCTTCCCAATTGATATGCCCCAAGGCACAGTTTAGCAGGTCGACAAGCAAGCCCGATTCAACGTCATTCCCTTGGGCATAGTCCAGCCACTCAACCACTATGGCCTTGACGGTATGCCCCGATATCTCTGTGCCTTCCCCTTGCATCTCAGCTAGGTTGTCCCCGATCCACAGGTTGACAAGCCACGTCTCTTTGTTAGTCCATCCATTGTATTGCATAGCGATTCCCCTTCTTGTGTTCTCGCTTCGCTGCGATTATTCCTGAGTTACGACAAGGCCAACAAAGCCCGCCATGATTGCGACTAGTAGTGTTGAGGTGAACATTGGTTGCCCCTCAGATAAACAATTCATCAGGGTGACGCACAAGATACTTGCCAGTGCTTCCCACCATTGCCCGGAATACTTCCATCCCCTTAGGGTGTTTGACGTAAACCCCGGTATCGGACCATACCACTTGCACCTTGGGCAGCTTTTCCAGTGCTGCGACCATAGCTTTGACGTTCCGCTTGTCTGTGATGTAGCTTGCCATATCCTGCCCCTTAGTATCCAAGCCATTGCAAGACTTCCTGAGCCTTGTAAGCTTCCTTGTCGCCCATGTCCTTGACAAACTCTTGCCAATCGCAACCGTGGTCTTTCACTTCCTTATAGGCGCGGGCTTTCATCACTGTGATACCCTTGGCGCTTTCATAGTATGTCATGGCTTGTCCCCTTCCTTTGCCCGTTCTCTTGTCAAGAAAGCTTTCTTAGACAACATGCCGTAAGCGATGCACTGCTCAACCGCAAGGCGTTCATAGTGGCCCTTTGCTGCAAGGCGTTGGTCAAACTCTTGTCTGTCTGCTTTGGTCATGTTGTCGGCTCCTTGTGTCGGTTGGTGTGTCGCTTTCGATGAGTTAACTATACGCCCACTTTCGGGATTGTGTTAAAAAAGAATCGTTTGTTTTCAGTGGGTTACAAAATAGTTTACATTCATGTTCTTGAATACGACGTGATGTTGCTAATTCGTTCTCATGGGTTCCTAGGGTGATTCGTTTGGGGCAATCGGTATAAGATCGCTCACCAGGTATCACTTAACATGTTAAGCAATACTTGGGGCTGATCTTGCGGGAATAGGATCACGCGCGCGTATACGTAAGAAACACATGCAGATTATTGAATATGTTACCTTGGCTGGCACATGTGCAAACATGCGGATACGTGAATGTGTATCGTTCAGGTCTGTTCATACATG